ATTCGAAGCTGCTCCACTTCCAGGATAGAACCATGTCACTTCTCCGAACAAGTTATTCAGTCCCGCATAAATATGATTTTTAGGAACGGTATTAATATCATCGTAAACATAATCTTCAACGAGACATGCCAAAGATTCAAGTTTACCAGTCCATCTAAAGAACCCATTTTCTGACATCCAGTAGGCTGAGCCATCCACTTCGACTGCTGCGTTCTTACCGATTAATCCGCAGTTCGTCCCCACTTGCTGGAATGAAAATACGAAAGGAGCGCCTACAAATCTCATAATAAATAAAGAGGTATCGGTCCAAATGTAAATGGCATCACGACCTCTGATCGCTGCTATAATTCTTGTGCCATCTGCTAACCTTTGCGTACCGGCAGTATTGGTTGCTGAAGGCGCGTAAGAAGTTGATGCATTAATGCTTTCCTGGTCGGACCAACGAATGTACATATCGTCCTGAGTGGACGTCGTTCCAATCGTGGTTTCAGTTCCAAGAAACACTAAGTGCCTGTCCGGTGTTGAAACTAAAGTTTGTCTGGTTGCTGTTGGAGCGTTGGCAACAATCGTTGCCCGTGTGGATGCTGCACTGTCAGCATCGGAATCCCATTCAAAGGTTGCTCCGTCTACAATCGTTGCAATAAGTTTATTTCCAAAATTATCTAAGTGCCATAAACCAGGAGCGGTAACAATATCTCCCGTTTGCGATGCACCCCATTTGGTATAATCCGATGCATCGGTTACCGTTGCTCCGTCTGAGTGTGATGCTGCTGTAGTATTGTCAGAACCTCTTGTGAGTCCGGATAACGTTTCCGTACCTGCAGTGTTGGTAGTATAAGCAATACGTTCATCATCGATGACCACAGTCCCTGAAGAAGGCATAGAACCTGAATCGGCTAATACGATACTTGAAGAACCACTCGTTAGCGCGCCATTAAGTGTTGAAGTTCCTGCACCTAACTTAGTACCACCCCAAAGTCCTAATCCCCAGCCGGCTGCTGATTCTTCAACGGCTGGACCGATGGAATAAAAATGTTTGACTCTTACTCCTCCGGATGTGGATGCGCCTGATCCACTTTCTGCCGATCCCATTTCGACCGTAATCGTTGTGGAGGTTGGAACGGTGGTAACCATGAAATTCGTATCGTCAAAATCATCAGAATCAAAATTAGAATCGGTAATAGTGCTAAAATTATCACAACGAATAATATCATACTGAGTGATATTATGAGCACTCGCAAACGTGATCGTAACTGTTGCATCGCCATTGGTTGTTGTAAAAGCACTGGTTAAAGTTGTTGTACTTTTCAAAGGAGTTATATCATAAAAAGCTCCTCCAGAATAGACGTATAAAAATCGGTTCGTGCCTAAAGCGGCATATTTAATGCCTGCGGCATTCATAAAATGGTGTAGTGCCGTGTTTCTTCCGGTAAGCGTTGCATCTCCTAATTGAGCCCAGCCTCCTATTTTCTCAGGAGAACCATATCTAAATCGGACATAGTCACCGCCCACCCACTGGCCTTCACCACCGGTTGCGGTTACTTGTTTATTGAATCCAGGAGCTATGTTAATTTTCTGTAGCATAATTATCTCGCGTTACAAGGTACTCCTTCTGAATTTACAAAAGGTGCTTCTGCCCAAGCCATAAAAATATAACTTCCTCCATCATTATTAATATCATTTCCATTCCTTTTTATTTTGAATCCGTTAGCAAGATAATCTACATGATCTTCTGTTCCTTCTGCTCCATTTGAATCAAGATTCATAGTTGCTGTAACCAAATTATGAGGATCTCTTTTGTGGTCAGTTGCTTTCCAATTATTAACTCCATCAACTCGTTTAATAATTAAAAATGCTGGTTTAAATCCCAAAAAAATAAATACTCCATCGGCATTTCCGTTTCCTGTATATGATCCAAACTTGCTGAAGCCTTGTATTCCTGTCCATAAATAAGCTACAAGACTATCACCACTTCCATTAACTCTATTATGAGTTCCTACTGAAAATAATGAACTTGTTGGAGATGTATCATTCCATATAGTTGTTTCCGTTGTTACAGCGGCAGTATCATCAAGTTTTAAGAACTTGCCGTTTCCCATATTAGAAGTATTATGAAAAGTACTCCAATTATCTCCATCAGTTCTATTTTTTACTAGCATCACATCAGGTATTGCACCTAAACCATGACCTACTGTCGCTCCAGCATTTGCATCGCCAGTATATGTAACGATTGAAAATCCACTTGTAGTGTTTGCCGAAGTTTTTGTTGAATTTATAGAACCATTTGTATCTGACGAACCTGTGCCATTAGCTTTCCAATTCCAAGATACGAAGGTTGCAGAACTCGTATTAACTGCACCACTTGTACCTACTGTAAAACCATCAGAATTAAAACTTGTTAATGTGTTCGCATCAGTTCCTTCTGCATCAGTATCATTAGGATTTATATGTTTTGTTGCAGTTCTGACAGCATCAAAAAGATAGCGATTTTTACTAAGACTTCTACAGTTAAGCCAAACCGCATCTGGTTGCATATCCGTATCGCCATCTAAAGTAACTGATAAAGTACTTCCTGTTCCAGTATAAGTCTTAACTTGAAAATATGCTTCAGGATCGTCTATTGTTGTATAAGCCATTATCCAAACTCCGCTAAATTTTTAGTACATAATGCGTAATATCCACTCGGTGGTGCGTATTCAAAAGCACCATATCCATTTGCATCTGCTGCGTCAGAAGAATTAGCATAAGCTGGACTACCAAAATTCCAATTAGAAGAAGAAGCATTATATTGAGTATCAGCAAATACAGCCGCATCTTCATTTGCTGGTGTCCAAGTAACTAATGCTCCAGTTTTAGAAGCACCAGAAGTAGGATCGCCAGAATTTTGCCAAGTACCATTTTTTGCTGCATAAGCCGCACCATTATCACAATCAATGGCTAAACCTATAATATCATCATCATCAAATGTATCTCCCCAACTACTTGATGTTGAACTATTTGATCGTTTGCCACCATCGGCTCTGTAACAACCTGATGCAGTACTACCATTACCAGGAGTACCACCTCCACCAGTTTCTAATCTTCCATATTCAGATCCATCTACATGAGAAACACAAATCCACGGATATGCAGAAGATGATCCTACAGTTGCTTTAAATTCTGCGTACCATTTTCCGTTATTAGCCGCCATAGTTCCATAAGAACCTGATTCATCTGAACTGCCTCCTGTAGAAAGAAGATTTCCTTCTGATAAAGTTGTATAACTTGACGTTGCTAAAGGATTCATCGTACAAAACGAGTTCGTGGGAGTGTCCGTTGATTGATCTGTTGCGGCTAGATTAACTTCTGTTAAATCTGTTCCGCCATTTTTGTCATTCCCTAAGTTACTGCTATCTTCAAAATCTAAATAAAAACCATTATTACCAAAGGTTAATCCTGAAACATCTATTGGTTTCCATATCGTTGGAGAATCAGAATCAAACTCTCCAAAGGAAGTTGGTGATAATTGTTGTCCATCAACAAAACATACTTCTGCTAAATAGCCATCAAAATAATAACCTGGAGTATCACAACCATAAGAACTAATTTCAAACTTATTACCATCTGCATTAATATCCCAAGTATCATTTTGTGTAGAATGAGTTTCTGTAGCAAAACTTGTTACTTGAGTTCCGTTTATATAGAGTTTATCTCGATTTGCGGCAGTACTTTGTGATGTGTCGATGGCTACACATACGTGCATCCAAGCACTAGGATCACGAAAAGATTGATTTGTCTTTAAATCGATTGCATTTCCTTCTACGGATCCACATTCAATTCTCATTACATTATTATGAGTAGCTGTCTGCATAACAACAATCGATGTATATGCTACAGGAGAACCTGCTGTGCAAGAACTTATTATATACTGACTAGTTGCAGATGATCCTAATTTAAACCAAAAACTAAAAGTAAATATTTTTCCATTAGTTGGAGCACTAACTGTTTTGTGCATATAAGCACCATCATCATCATTAAACCGACAGGAATTGTCTACTGAAAACGCTGTATCCGCTGCTGAATTTGCTCCACCTATAAGAAAAGCCATGTTAAGACCCTAATACTGGGAACTCCCCTAATGGTCTTTCCATTACCACTGGATCACCTTCATCTGCTGTGTTTACGTATGTATATAAAGTTTCTATTGCTGGAGTATCTGCTGCATTTGTAATTGCAGTTTCCATTTCAGCACATTTAGTTCTAACTGCTGCTCTGTGTGTTGTAATAGCACTTGGTACTGCTGTACCTGCATCTGCTTTTCTAACAACATACCAATCTGTATTTTGTAATTCTCCAGCAGCTTGTTTTTTAACTGTTTGAATTAAATTATATTTTAATCCTCTACTAGCTAATTCTCCTTCTGTACCTAATCCATCAATTTCATCTTGTGCTGTAAATAAAGTATCAGCATGAGGTTTAGCAGTAGCACTTCCATAGGAAGCGGTGACTGTTCCACCAGCAAAAGCAAAGGATTGATTAGTGTTAGTATAATAAGCCTCATCTTTTTTATTGGTGTTATCCCAAACGATTTCATAAATGCCAATCGCTTCTTTTTCAGCAGCTGACCATAAGGTAAATATATTTTGTGGATATTGAACATCTCCAATGGTAACC